AAGAACTCAATGGTATGGGTGGAAACAAAGGCCCCACCAGAGATCGCTGAACTTAATGATGAAAGTTCTTTACGCATGTAACATAGATTATACTTATACCACTGATAAGGTTTCCTGATCCAAGAGCCCTTGCCCCGTCTGGGGTAGGGGTGTATTCTAGCTATGTTGAGACGCAATTCGATGATTCTCCGACCACACCAACAACGCGCAGTTGATCTAATGCAACTGCATAACAAAGGTCAGATAATCGTTCCCACTGGTGGCGGGAAAACGATGAAAATGATCAAAGATGCAATGATTCAATTCCAACAAAACGATGCAAACGCAAATGCAAACTGAAAAGACTATTGTAGTTTGTGCTCCCCGCATCTTGCTGGCCAGCCAGTTGTGTTCTGAGTTTCTGGAGTTTATCACCAACGCAAGTGTTCTGCATGTTCACTCGGGCGAAACTCATCACTATTCTACTACCAAACCTCAGGAGATTGTTGATTGGTGGGTGAATACTCGCGGTCACAAACTGATCTTCACGACCTACAACTCTCTGGAGCGACTGCAGCAATCTCGTATCAAAGTTGATACCATCTACTTTGACGAAGCTCACAACTCAGTCAAACGCAACTTCTTCCCTGCAACTGAATACTTCAGTCACGAAGCTGACCGTTGTTACTTCTTCACTGCGACTCCCAAACATTCTCTCGCAGTTGGTAAGCCTGGGATGAATGATGTAGAAGTTTATGGTCAGGTAATTTGTAATGTTCCTGCACCTGAACTTGTGCAAGGTGGTTACATCCTGCCTCCGAAAGTTCTTGCGAAACAACTTCCTATGGTGAAGTCTGGTAAGATTCCTGCGGATCGGGATTGCACCAACCTGATTGAGACTCTGGATGAATGTGGTAAGGACAAAGTGTTGATCTGTGCGAAAGCTACCAAACAGATCTCTGCACTGATGTCTGAGACTGATTTCATTCAACAACTCCAAGATCGTGGGTTCTCCTATCTCTACATCACCGCAAAGACTGGTGCAATTATCAATGGTCAGAAGGTGAATCGTGAGGTATTCTTTGAGACCCTAAGTGCATGGGGTAAGGATGACTCTAAGAAGTTTGTTGTTCTTCACCACTCTATCCTCTCTGAGGGTATCAATGTGAGTGGTTTGGAAGGTGTCATCTTCATGCGATCCATGGACTACATTGGTATCTCCCAAACCATTGGCCGTGTGATTCGGATGCACCATGATGATGCAGCTCGCATCCGTAGTGGTGAACTGATCCCTGGCGATGTTGACAACTACACCAAATCTTTCGGTCTGGTTGTTGTTCCCGTCTTCAACAAAGTTGGGATCTCCACTCACCAGAAGATCCAAGCTGTGGTGGATACGATCTTCCAACAAGGTCAACCTGCAATCTCTGTAGTCAAACGATGAAATCAACTAAAGACTGGACAGTTTACTGTAAGAAAACCTTCCGCAATCTTCAAGCTAACGCAGAGGATTGGGATACTTCTCCCGAGTGGAATCGTGCGATCACCCGTGACTTTTATCTGGGTGTATTTGACTGCGGCAATCCCAATCCAACTGGTCTAATCAGTGAGAACGCCTATGTCAACAAGATGAACAAGGGTAAGACAACTCATGACCATTGTCTGTCTCCGCAGTTCATTGGTCGCATGATCATGGACAATCAGGATACATACTTTAATGATTATGAGAAGTTCAAGGCAACTTTCTGGTACGCATGTAGGACGATTGTAGTCACTCAAAAGGAGAATGAATCTCTCTCATTCTTGACATGCAATGATGAAAATGGGTACAAGGTTCTTGTACCTACCGACAAAAAGTACAACCACCTGGGTATCAATTTGTATGAGAGAGAAGAGGGTAGAATCCATTGGAAGTATGCCCGTCCCATTCACAACAACATGATTGATGTTCCCGAAGAACTATTGGAATACGAAAAGAGGTATCTAGTCGCATGATGTTTCCCAACACAAGTATCTTGGATCCAGACAATGGGCCCACAGGATTCACCACACCAGACTTCCAGTTTGCTGCTGTACCCTTCGGAAAGGAGTACATGATCATTGCTGATGGTCAACAGCTTGAAGTAGTCAAAACGAGGGCACTTGCAGGGATTCGGCTTGAACAATTAAAAAACTCGCATCGGAAACTCAAGACAGGTACTAAGACACCTGTGAGCCAGAAATCGCAAAAAAAGGCGAAACCGTCTAGTGGCCGCAAGGGATCTCAAGGGTCAAAACCCAAGGCCACCAAGGGTTCCACCGCAAAACCCAAATCCAAGAGTGTGACAGTCAAGAAACCGCACACCCTTCACCCAAATCCACTACTTGACGCATTAAGTTAGCCATGTTGGTAAAGACTATGACTACTAAAACAAAACGGGTTTCCGTTGTTCCTCTGTCCAGTAAAGCTAAGAACCGATTCCATAACATTATGGATCAGTTCCACATGTGTACTGTAGAACAAGAGAAAGTGATCGAGGGTGTACCTCACTTGTTCCTAGTTTCAATGAACAGGATGTACTGTTTCTGGGTTCCTGTCAAGGGTAACGAACACTGGAAAATTGAGAAGTGACTGTTGAACTTTTTCACAAAGCCCCAGAGGGTTATCACTATGAACAACAAAAGGATTTCAAGAGGAACACTACTGCTATTTGGTTGCATCACCATAAGCAGTATGACTATAATCTTGGGAAACCAGTTAAAACCATTTGGGGATTCTACAACACCAAAACAAAACAATTCCACGCCCCAGTTAATAGTCAGACAGTGGGTAGTGTAGTTGACATCAGACAGACCACACCTTATACTGCAATGCCTATCAAACAAACTCCTCTAGAGGCTGCATTTGGATGATTAAAAAACAAAAACAACTTATCAGAAACCTTGAAAATTATCATGAATCAAGGTGTTCCGATCTTGCAGAAGAAGGTCGGGAAGGTGATGCACTCTCACTCTACTATGAGATTGTAGTAGATGAACAAGACCCCAAAGATTACCTGTTTATTTCACTCCACAAAATCCTATGAAGTACAAAGTTGCATGGAACTCTCCTCGTCAGGGTATCCAATCCACCATAGTTGATGCACTTGGTCCTATGCAAGCCCAAGAACAAGTGGAATCATTGTACGCACACATTGATGGTTTCCGACTCATCTCAACCTCTCCTGTATTTGAGAAGAAAGAACGATCTGAGCCTCAACAATCCTATAGTTCCGAGTCATCTTATAATTCTTCTAGTGGATCTGACGATGACTTTAGTACTACCATTGGTGGTGTAGCTCTTGCTCTTGGTGGATTCATCATCCTGTTCGGATTGTTCACTCTTCCTACTGGCATTGGTGCTATGTTGCTTGGTGGAGCTATCGGTTGGTTGGGTTGGAAACTAGCCTGTTGGTTGAGTGATCGGGGTTGGTGATGGAATACTTGACTCCAACTCATCAAGAGATTCTTGATGTCTTGCAACAGGCTAATGTTGCAGTCATTGTCAACAATCATAAAGTCTGTAGAGAAGACAAGTTTGATGGCTATGCACTGACTTGGAGAGATCCTATGAACACTCTCAAAAAAACATCATTAGTAATGTGTAACGAGTCAATTAAGAAAAATTATGTTGATTGGGTTGGTGAGATTAACCGAACTCTCGCACATGAGGCAGTTCATGTAGCACAAATGTGCAAAGAGGGTAATGGTTATGTTGAACCTCTTGGATTCAGAAAGGATGTTGAGAAAGAAGCTTTTGCTGTCCAAGATCAACCTAGAGAGGTTCTCCGAATCCTCAAAAAGTATTGTCTCTGATCTTGACAAATCCAAACAAAACATTTACACTAAAGGAGTAGTTTAACACCGAAAATGAAGTATCTTTATCTCGTTGATTATTGGGTTCCGTTTCCTTCCTCTGAGTATGGTGGCGTAGTTAGTGTCATCGCAGAGAATGACAATGAATGCCACGATGTTCTCCTAGACTGGCGTGATGACTGTGAAGATTCTCATGATGCTCGTATCATGGAACGAGTTGTGAATGCTCACAAGTTTGCTCTTGTAGATGAAGAACCCTCCCGCGTTGTGGATAGTTTTACTACTTAAATAGATAATCTAGAGTTTAACTGAACAATGATTGATCCACGCTTTCAAAACCCAGAACAACTACAAAGATTGCATCAACAAAAGATGGAAGCTATGAAGGTTCTTATGGCTGAAATCATTGACAATCCAACAGGAGTTAAGGTCGATGAAATGAAAAAAGTTATAGACTTTTTGGATACAAAACCATCATCAAATAATGAGAATGACTGAAGACCAACTGATCTTACTTGAATGTCTTGCTGATGATGAAGAATGGCAAGAGTGGGAACAAAAGGCAGAAGAATACAATGTAACGATTGGTTACTACATCGCTGAGTTCATGTGACAGTCTGCGAACTGGTACGGAGGGCCTTTACAGGGCCCTCTTTCCATGTATGATGGCCACATGAAGAACACTCACCTGGAACATCCCGAAGACGCGATCCTGAATGATGGTCGGGATGGTGCAAAGAATGTCCTGCGATTCCTGAAGGATCGCAACAGCAAACTCTCCGTCAAATGGGATGGAGCTCCTGCAATCGTGTGGGGTACTTGTCCCTTCACGGGTAGATTTTTTGTTGGTACGAAAAGTGTATTCAACAAGAAAAAGATCAAGATCAATTATTCTCACTATGACATTTCTGTCAATCATGACGGAAATGTCGCATCTATTCTGCATGTTTGTTTCGACAATCTCCCTCGCATCAAAGGTATTGTGCAAGGTGATTTCATCGGTTTCGGTGGTAATGACTTCTACAAACCTAACACGATTGAATACAACTTCAGTCGTCTTGTGGAAGAGAATGTGATCATTGCTGCACACACTTCCTACACCAGTTCTACTCATCTGAAAGACGCAGTTGCATCGTTCGGTGTTGATGAGGAACTGCAATCTCCTAATGTTAAGTTCCTGAAAACCGATGCACACTTTACCTCCCGTCGTCGTAGAATTGATCTCCTTCTTGGTCTTGCAAGTGTGGCTATCAATTTTGTTAAGTTCCCTTCGCAAAAAGAAGGACAAGAACTCAAAGTAGCTGTGAACAAGTGCATCCGCGAACAACGCGACATTGCAGAGTCGGGTATGGATAACAACCTGATGATTCTCTACAAACTCATCATTGAGATCAAAGAGCTTATGATGGAAGGTATCACCTCTGTTGAGGAAGTATTTTGTTATCTTGGTGATGATGAATGTGATCATGAGGGTTATGTGATGACCAACAAGTTTGGTACTTTCAAGTTGATCAATCGTCGTCAGTTCTCTTATGCAAACTTCACCATGAGAAAAGGATGGGACAAGTGATACTGTGACAGTTCCGGAACCGGCCTAGTGACTCGCCAGAGGACGCCAGTCAATGTATTCTAGCCATGTTGAGAGGTTTCCCCATGACTCACACAATCTCCGAACGCACCACGATGTCACAAGGTATGCCGATCACGGTTACCACTGTGAACGGAATGGATCGTATTGAAATTAACAACAAACTGCATGAGATTGGTGACCAGTTGCTGAAGCTCAAGATGGAACAACAGTATTATGTTGAGATGCGAAACCAGATTGATCGTCAGAACGAAATGCGTGAGATGGATGATCTGTTTGATGACATCTTCGGAGGTTGAATCATGAAAGTTGAACTTAATGATTATCAAATCAATCTGATTACTTATTGTCTTCAGATGGAGAAACATGAGTTCACTCCACAAGAAAAGAGTACCTATCAAGGTATTCTCCAAGCTATTGAATCTGCTGCTAACTTTGAGTACGACTTCGGTTACTAAATGACTCGCACACTTGCTGAACTGCGTCAAGCTATCAATCGTCTGATTGAACAACAGGGTGAGCAATCCCCCGTAGCTGCATGAATCTACACTAAAGAGGATGTTCTCGATTATCCTGACGATGAGGTTAATGTAACTGAAGAAGTTGCAAACAAAGTGATTGAAAATCTAGATCATTACGATCACATTTACACTGAAATCTTTGACTGCATTGATGAAGAACTCCGTCAAGCTGATGTACTCTGAATGACCTACTCAAACCTATCTAAAATCAAACCAAAGCTTCGAACTCAGGGTAATGTCACTGGTAACTTTGGACGACCTAAAAGTAAAGCCGGATCTCCCCTAAATGAACTAGGTGTAACTAAAACCGAAGTGGTTAAATGTATGAAACAGGATGAGTACCTGAATCGGCTTTGGTACGCATTTGATAACACAGATGATGCCAAACTGAAACAATTCATTTACACTGAAATTAAAAAGATTCACATTCAACGAGGTACATGGTGATGGCTAAAAGGTACACAAAGTTTGATCTGACTGCAACGCAGCTGCTTGCTCTTGTTGCTCTTATCATTCTTCTAGTTGGTGGTATTATTTCCTTCCAAGCTTGGTTGCTTGGTGTTGTTCTAGGTTGGTTTGGAGTTAATCTCGCCTTCTGGCAGAATGTTGTGATCGTTCTTCTCATTGGCATGTTATTCGGTGGTTCTCGGAGCAGCAAATGATCTAGTGTGCCAGTTGGCGGACTGTCCACCAGACCCGCCACAGGGGGCTCGGATCAGGTATCTTGGCCATGTTGAGAGGAATCCACCCGATGCGAATTGATGTTAAGTGCTACGGAGCTCCTTGGGAGAACACTACCACTGACATGGACAAAGCATACGATCTCGCATACAATTTGAGCGAAGAATACCAGTGTGATGTTGACCTTCGTTACAACGAGACTGGTATCATTTTCACCACTGTTTCTAACTACTGATCATGAAAACTCTGACTCTCCAAGTTACCGAAGCTTCATTTGATTTTGATGATCTTGACTTTACCACAGAAGATCAACAACGGGTGATTGATTCTGTTGTTGGTAATGTCTTTGAGGTGGAAGTTGATGATGACGATGATGATGAAGCCATTGCTGATGTTCTAGTTGAAGAAGTGACAGATTACACTGGTTGGTGTGTATTTTCCCTTGACTTTGTGCATGTTCTGAAATGACTAACCGAACCGAACTTGAGTTCTTTTTGAATGAAAAATGCAGGGAAGATCCTGACCTTCTTGCTACAATTATCAGTGAGTATGTTTGGAACTTAAGTCAAAGCAAACTAGAAGAACTTGAGGACTTTCTTTCTAACAACTTTGGAGATGATTGATGAATGTTTCTATTCTTCACCCAGATCAACAATACCTGTTCACCAATGAGCAAATGAGTTTGATCTATGATCTTCTCAGTGCTTACTTGGGTGAGACAGATGAACCTGAGGAACTTAATCTAACTCAGGAAACTTTAGATGTTATTACTGTTCAATCTGTAGGAGGTTAATTATGTTCACAACTGCAACTATTTTTGCTGCATGGTTTTCATTTGGCTATGCTGTAACTG